CGCGGCGTCGAAGATCTACACGGCCACCAAGGGCGCAGGCCGGGTGTTCGCGGTCACCGGCCCGGACATGCTCTCGATCCTCGGCCCGATCTTCCCGCCGGTCAACCCGCAGAACGCATTCTCGGCGGGCCTCTCCGCGGGCGACTTCGGCACCGGCCTGGTCGGCTCGATCTCCGGCATCCCGCTGTACGTGTCGGCTGGCGTCGGCACGCTGCGGATGCTCGTACTCTCCACGGCGGGGGCGGAGGCATACGAGGACCGGATCGGCAGCCTTCAGGTGGTCGAGCCGAGCGTCCTCGGCATCCAGGTCGCCTACGCGGGCTACTTCACGCCGATGGTGGTCGAGGCGACGGCGCTGGTGAAGATCGTGAAGACGCCGTGAGCGAGACGCTCTGGGACACACCCAACCAGCAGGTCGTCCGTGACGACCAGTCAGGCCCCGGCGTCCCCGGCGACACCTCGCAGCAGGCCGTCAGCGACCTCGACTCGATGACGAAGGCCGACCTGCTCGCCTACGGGCGGAAGCTCGGCATCTCGCCGATGCACAACGACATGACCAAGGACGAGATCAGGCAGGCGATCGAGGCGGCCTGATGAGCTACGCGACCGTCAGCGAGTTGCAGTTCCACCTGAACATCGACAGTCCGAACCAGGTGCAACTCGACGGGATGCAACGTGTTCTCGACGCGGCGGCGGAGGAGATCGACTGGGAGCTTGGCTACACGGCCACGAACCCGGCCCCGACTCCGACGCCGCCGCTCGTCGTGGAGGTGAACATCGAGCGTGCCGTCGAACACTGGCGGCAGTCGTTCTCGCCTTTCGGGGTGATCGCGATCGGTGCCGAGTCGGAGCCGATCGTGACTGCCCGGAACACCTGGTACCGGCACGCCCGCAAGTTGCAGCCGTTGAAGATGACCTTCGGGATCGCGTGAGCGATGACGCTCGCCGATCTGCAAGCGGAGATCGCAGCCGCGTTGCGGACGTTGCAGGCGCAGATCGACGGGCTTCAGGTGTACGCCTACATGAACCCGAACCCGACCCCGCCGAGTCTCGACGTGTACCCCGGCGACCCGTTCCAGACCTTCGCGGCGTTCGGAGGCTCGTTCCAGATCTTCTTCACGGTGCGGGCGCGAGTCTCGACCGCCGATTCCGAGGCAGGGCAGAAGCTGCTGCTGCGGCTGCTCGACACGGGGGACACGGCCTCGGTCGAGCGGGTTCTGTCCGCGAACGACTTCGTCGTCGTCCCGGAGGGCGTCAGCGGCTTCCGCGAGTACTACGAGGACGCGGCAACCAACGGCCGCCTGCTCGGCTGCGAATGGAGGGTGAGCGCATACACATGACCATGACCACCTACAAAGTCACCGGGGCGTTGGCGTACCTCGGCCACCAGCCGGGCGAGACGTTCAAGGCCGACCTCGACCCGAACCAGGAGCGCCGTGCGATCGAGCGGGGCGCGATCACGAAGACCAGGTCGAAAGCAAGCGACAAACAGGAGGGAGAGCAGGATGTCCGTAACAGCGCCTGAGAAGCTGATTCTCCGCGACGTGTCCGTGAACGTCGATGGGACAGACCTGACCACGCGCGCCCGGTCGGTCACGATCGACACCTCGGCGGACGAAATCGACGTGACCGCGTTCGGCGGCAGCGGCTGGCGCGAGTTTGAACCCGGCTTGCAGGCCGGGACGATCGAGGTCGAGTTCTACCAGGGCTTCGACGCAGGAGGCGTCCACGAAACCCTCTGGCCCCTGTCGCAGACGCACGAAGAGTTCGTCCTCAAGATCGGCCCGAAGGGCGCGACCGAAGCGGTGACGAACCCGGTCTTCACCGCCAACGTGAAGCTGTTCGGCTACCGGTACCTCCAGGGCGAGGTCGGGGTCGCGTCGATGAACCCGGTCACGTTCCGGCTGACCGGCGCGCCGACCCTGGACACGACGCCCGGACCGTAATGGCCGACGCGACGATCCATGTACGGAACCTCGCCGCGTTGGAGCGTGCGTTCGGTCGCGCCGACCGCGAGGAGAGGAAGCTGCTGGTGCAGGAGGTGAAGCTCGCGGCCGAGCCGGTGCAGCGGCTCGCCGAGGGCCGCGCCCTGAGCGAGATCCGCAACATGACCGTCCCCTGGTCGCAGATGCGGATCGGCCACAGGCGCGCGGTCGTCTACATCGTCCCGCGGCAGAAGGGGCGCTACTCGCGGGCGAACCGGCGGCTACGGAGGCCGAACTTGAAGACGATGCTCCTGGACAGGGCGATGCTGCCAGCCCTCGATGCGCGCAAGGACGAGGTGGAGCGGCGGCTGGAACGGATGCTGGCGATCGTCGGCAAGAGATGGGAGAAGGCATGAGCGAAGATCCTGGGTTCCTGCTCCACATCGAGGGGCGGGAGTACGACGCGACCGACCTGACGCTGGACGAGGTGGAGGAGATCGAGGACGCCTGCGGCGACATCAGCCTGGAGAACCTCGACATCGGCCGGGCGAAGGTGCTGAAGGCGATCGTGTTCACGCTGCTGAAGCGCGACGACCCGGACGTGACGATGGAGCGTGTGGGCCAGATCAGGCTGCGCGCACTGCTGCGCGGCGAACCCGACGACGGTGCTGCGGTCGTTGCCTCTGGTAGCGAACACACGGGCTGAGTTCGACCACTGGGCTGCACAGCTTCGCGCCGCGCGCCCGGAGATGTTCGCCGCCGAGCCACGCCTGCGCCGCCGTGCGCGCGACCGCTGGCACCCGCTGTTCCTGCGCGTGTACGGGATCGAGCCGTGGCAGATGGGCCGCTACACGCTGCGTGAGTTCGGCGCGCTGATGGAAGACCTGGAGAAGCACGGGCTGGGAGGTGGCCTTGGCGGGGCGTGACGTTCGGACGCTGCTCGTCGAGATCATTGCCGACGACAGGCAACTGTCGCGCACGTTCAAGCACGCCACCTCGGAGACGGCGAAGTTCGACAGGTCGATGAGCCACATGTTCCGCGGGGCTGCGGCAGGATCGGGAGTCTTCAAGTCGCTCGGCCGCTCGCTCGCGTTCGCCTCGGGCGGGTTCATCGGCGTTGCGACCGTCACCGGCCTGCTGCGCGAGTCGATCGACCAGGCGTCGAAGGCGACCGCAACACAGAAGCAGCTTGCCACCCAGTTCCGCGTCTCCCACCAGGAACTCAGCCTGTACAGCGACCAGATCGCGGAGGCGACCCGGCGGGTGTCCGCGCTGGCCGGGTTTGAGGACGACGACCTGACGAAGGCGTTCATCACCGCCTTCCGTGGCAGCCAGAACGTCACCGCGTCGCTGAAGATCCAGGCGCTCGCCGCCGACGTCGCCCGTGGTCGCGGGATCAGCCTTGAGCAGTCCACGCTCGCGCTGACGAAGGCGTATGGCGGCCAAAGCACCGCGCTGCGTCGGCTCGGGATTCTCGTCCCGGCGCACACGAAGGGAATGACGGCGCTGAACTACGTGTCGCAACGCTACGCCGGTCAGGCGGCAGCCGGGACGACCGCTCAGGAGCGATTCACGGCTGCGTTCAAGAACACCGAGGAGACGATCGGGCTGGCGCTGCTACCGGCATTCGACAAGCTGCTCGGCAAGGCGACGAAGTGGCTCGACAACGAGAAGAACCAGAAGAAGATCCAGAAGGACGTGAAGTCCGGCATGGACGACCTGACCGCGTCCGTCAACTCGCTCGCCGACGCCTACGACGGCCTGAGGAGCGCGGCGAACAAGGCTCTCGGCGTCGAGCATTGGCTGAACAAGAAGCTGCACGTGCCGGGCAGCGGAACGCTGTTCGACATCCGCAAGGCGATGGTCAGCAACTTCTACCAGGCGTGGGGCTGGCTCCCCTACTTCAAGAAGGTGTTCGGCACCGACCCGTATGCGAAGAAGCCGCCGCTGCCGTGGATTCCCGGAACCGGCGCGGACAAGACGCCGGGGTTCCTGGGCATCCCTGCCGGGCTGATGCCGGGGCAGGTCGTTCCTCCCACGCCAGCGCGGGGGCCGCTCGGGTTCAACGCGCGGATGGCGCTCCTGGACATCGCGTATGCGAAAGCCCAGATGACGGCCAGAATGGGCGACGACCGGGCCGTCTTGGTGCAGCAGCGGCAGTTGATCCAGGAGCGGATCGGGCGGGTGAAGTCGCTGAAGGACCGCCGCGCCCTCTACCAGCAGCTTGCCCAGGTCGTGCAGCAGATCCAGCAGATCGACTCCGACGCGGAGCGGGCGCGCAAGGACGCGCGGCAGAAGGAGTTGGACGCGGAGAAGAAGAAGGCGCAGGCCGAGCGCGAGCATCAGCGCAAGCTGCGTGAGGCGTGGCAGCGGCAACTGGCGCTGATCCGGCAGACGGCCGAGCAGGTCAGGGGCGAGTTCGGGCAACTGCCGTTCCAGCCGACACCGGCCGGGGTACTGGGTGCCGCCCCTCAGGGCGCTGGTGGGTTCGCCAGGGCGTATGCCACCCAGACGCGGCAGTTCGTCGGCTTCTACAACCGCCTGGCCCGGCTACGGAGGCTCGGCGTGCCGCAGGCGCTGATCGAGCAGCTTCGCGGACTCGGCCCCAGCGCCGTCGGACTCGTCCAGGGGCTGATCGCCGACCCTGCCGCGCGGCGAAGCCTGATCAGGTCGTTCCGGGCACGTGAGCGGGTGGTGCAGCAGATCGCGCACGCCGACATCCA